AAGAAGTTGGACCAGATGGCCGGAGCAGAAAGGGAAGTTATTAGTCTTAAAGCAAATCCAAGATATCTATCGCCCCGGAATGTAGCAGTGTTTAGTGTAGAACGCCGCGGTTATGATGACGGAACTACTGCAGGCATTGGAAATATAGATAGCCCGTCATCATACATCACTGCCCCTACCACCCCCGCCGCCAAGCAATGGGCCGGATGGGGTTCGGCTCTTAAACCTGCGCATGAGCCAATAGTCCTGGCCAGGAAGCCACTTGAGGAAAAGACCATCGCCGCCAATGTCTTGAAATGGGGATGCGGCGGGCTGAATGTGGACGGGTGCCGGGTTCCTTCGGCAGATAGTTGGACTAGAAAACAATAACCTGGAGGTAATCTTTACGGTCCTCTCAATCAACCAGATTCGCCGAATGCCAGAGGACGAAATGGAATAGCACAAACCGGAAAAGAAGTCCACTATTCCGCTAGATGGCCCGCCAATCTGATCCATGACGGCTCGCCGGAGGCGTTGGCGGGATTCCCGGATGTAGGAAAAAGCACTGGGGGAATCGGCACAAAAAGGAAAAATAGTTCATGGAAAGAAACAGGCGGACTTTTTTCGGACGGAAGGACAAACGAAAATTGTGCGGGTGCTGGAGGATATGGTGATTCCGGTTCCGCCGCTCGATTCTTCATGGCCTGCCCCTGGTCCGAAGAAGATTATATAATGCCATTTATATATACATCCAAAGCATCTTCCTCAGAAAAGAACGGTTGCCGGCATCCCACTATCAAGCCACTTAAATTAATTAAATATTTAGTAACTTTGATAACTCCCCCAGATGGTATAGTATTGGATCCCTTTTTAGGAAGTGGTACCACTAGTATTGCATGCAATGATCTCGGTTTTGAATGGGTTGGTATTGATCTCGATATCAGTTTTGCAACCGAACGCTTAAACCAAAATAAGAAGGAATTAAGCAAAGAAAAGAATATCATGGAATGGAAATAGATATCTATAAATACCACCAAGTCCATATTCTTTTTTCATGAAACGACTATTATTGATAGCGGCCATGATCGCATTAATTATGGCAGGCCAGGCACAGCCGGAAATTCAATTCGACATTAAATATTCCGGGCATGGTAATGTAACGTCGACCATAGAAAACCCGTATGAAGTACAAGGCATCGTATCCCATGTGGTTGATGGCGACACAATTGATGCCAATATCACTATTGGTAATGATAAGGTGCCTGCCGGTAATGTGATCAGAGTTCGCATGGCCGACATTAATTGTCATGAAATCAAAGGACCGCAGTCTGATAAATTGGGCCGCCTTGCTTCAGAATACACTACCAAGCGACTCCTTAATCAAACAATATGGCTGGACTTGGATGACATGGGAGAAACCGATTTTTATGGTCGCTGGATAGCGGTCGTATATCTCACCGGCAAGAACTTCAACCAAGAATTAGTGAATCTCCATTATGCGGATATCGATGACTATAAGGATAATGAATTCGATCCAATAGAATGGTGACTAAAATGGATAGAAGGTGGGAAAGTATTCTCAAAATTGGGTTCAATGATATTAAACAATTGAATATAAATGAAAGAACTTGCCACGGTGACTTACCATATTGCCGAGAAGCAGATGGAAATTGTTCGGAATGCAGACATCCATCTCGTAGAATAAATAAAGATACTGAATTTGAATTTGTTGACCTAGATGCAGGAGGTTGTTAAAATGGTAGCAGTGCCAGTGATTAGAGAGAAGGCGTATCATGATAATACTATAGGTAATAAATGTTCCCATGAATGGGATTTAAATCCATATAATAGATATATTAGTTCATGTGATATTAAAAAATGTATTCACTGCGGAGTAAGGAAAACTATATTTATTCCTGGTTATCAAATAAATAGTATTCTTGATGCTGTATTAAATAGAAAATATACTAAACAATAAATAATAATAGGGAATGCTTATGACTAAAATAAAAGCTACTGAAATTACAGTCAGGTGGTGGGATGGATTCAAAAGAACATATTCTATTATCGAATTCGAATCCGGTTGTGATTACTTATGGATACATCTATCGGACGATTCCGAAAAGTGGATACCCACCAGAATGGTAAGATGGTTCAGTCCAAAACACTGATATTTTTTATCGAGAAATATTATGAGAAGTATTATATGTTCAGATTGTCATGGAAAACCATGGCTCATAACCAATGTCCTGCATCATTCCGACTATGAAAAAGGTACAGATCGTCTAATATTTTGCGGCGATTTCTGCGATCTAGGACCGAATCCCCGGAGATGCTTAGAAATCCTGATAGAAGAAGGTGCTGAAATTCTATTAGGCAATCATGACCTAGCTATTGCTATCGGACAGCGTATTCATCCCGCTTGGCAAACCGACTACGAAAACGATGCCCTATTGGATATACTTCTTGACTTTTATTATGGCCATAATTTCAAGGTATCCGCCATCATAGAACCCAATGTAATCATATCTCACGCTGGCATATCTCAGTCCTTTTATGATTATGATTCAATGATAGATGACAAAAGGAAAGTCGATCTAGGAGCATATAACAGCCATTTAAACTCAATTCCCCATAGGGACCTAATAGAATTAGATGGTCCTCTTTGGTACCGGCCTAATCATCAAAATCCGCCTATTGATGAATGGTTCCAGATCGTTGGGCATACGCCACCGGAAGCGATGCTAGTCTACGATAAATTTATTTCGTTGGATCCATGGACATCCGAAGATTGGGAAATGCAAGATCTTACCAGATATCGATATGCCCTCGTTGAAAATGATTGTATTAAATTGATCGATTCGAATTTAGGAAGTATGAAATATGATCTGTGAATTTTGCGGAAAAGAAGGAGCATATGAAACAATAGATCCCTAACGGGAAGAGATTGACGAAGAAATAGTAATGATAATAGTATGTGATGAATGATAACGCTAAAGAATGGCCGCACCGGATATGTGCAATGAAAGACAATGGCGATATTATATATTCGGTAATTGGAATAGACATAGCAGGAAATATTCGTATGTTGTCCAGGCATATAGACAGAACGCCGGAAGAAATTTATACCATGTTGGGAATGAAAATACCAAAAGAATAAAAATAGATTTTTAATCTTATTTAAATAATTTATGGAATCCTTGCTTGAACCTTAGTTCATATTCCTGTTCTATTAAATAATTATTTAGATCGTACATGATTTCACCTCTTATTCTGGCAATCCATTTCGATCTTTAGATTCATTACTGCTAATAAAAGAAAAGTGATCATACCAATGATATCACCTCGTAGACATGATGCTATCGATGCTATACTTGTTATTGTAGCCACATGGGCATTAATTTCCGATATTGTTAGCATATTCTATCATATGCCCATTATGGTATTTAAAGTTATTGTTGGTACCGAAAGATTTATATAGTAGTTATTTGTAATAAAATATAAATAATAAAATCTTGGAAATAGAACCATGAAGAAATGTATAAATTGCGGCAAGAAAATTAACAATAATGGACCTCCCTTATGTCCATCTTGTCTAAAGGAAGCAAAAGAAAAGAAAGGTTACTAAAATGGCTAGAAAGAAAGATGAAGAAAGCGGAACTTATTATGAATCGGCACCCGAAAGCGAACTCCTTTTCGAACATGATGATCTTGTAATCAAGCGGGTCAATGGTGACACAACTGAAATCGCCATCACCAAAGAAATGGGTGGAATAAGTGATTCTACATATTCGACAGCTGCGACCGGATCCCAAAAGAATTGGATCTTAAGTGATCAATTCGGGAACAATATCGACGTCGGAGAACAGCATGGCAATCGACCGTTCCGATGGATAGGACCTTTGCAACCCGGATTGTATACTCTGGTAACTGGAGTTTCATTCAATTATTCCAAGCGTAGAATTGCCGGCAGAGGATACCGAATTAAGTTCAAGATCTAAATATATATTTTTTATAATATAATAGTGAGAAATTGTTATGAAGATTATTTTACAGTGTCCTAATTGCCGACGGGAAACTATAATCCAACTAAACAATCGGGTAAATTCTCGCCGCATAAAAGAAGCATTTGCTAAGTCGGGTACCTTTTGTATACAGTGCCGGAAAGATGGTCTAGGTCCCATACAATTAAAGGTTAAAAAATTCGACTGGGAATTAAATGCCGGGAGTATCCGCCGGGAATCTGATGACCATGCGCCTGTTAAGTTGGATCCATCTGAATTAAGTCCGGAACAAATACAAAAAAATATAGATCGCGAGATGAAATTAAGGGAAACAGAATCTAAAAAAACTGGATGAAATTATTCCCCGGATCCCTATAATGTGACGTTTTCTCGGGTTGCCATCCATTTTATGAATTCGCGACGGTCATCAAACTGATAAATATGATTACCGGGATGATGGAACATATCGATGACTTCTACAATCGATCTGGAAACAGCTGATGCCCATAAATTATTGCACATATATAAATCTATGACACCATACTCGCCGGACGGTAATTCAGTAACTATTCCTAGTGATGATTCTGATTGATCTATGACAATGATTTTACGAACATCGACAAGACTAACAGGAATAATATCATTGCTTAATCTGACGAATCGTTGATTTCGGGTATTTGGTATTACAGTTTTCATGCATTAGGCCTCCACAAGAAATTGTTCCAGCGATAGTTGATCAGAAAATTGGTATAGTTTCCCGGGATGGTTTCCCCGTAAAAATGATTCGCATGCTTTCTGTACGGAGGTATTAGCATGCATGGTCATTGATCCGGGCCAACTATTCGAAATATAAAATCTAAATACATACCATGTTTGGAATTTTTCTAATTTGAATATTAATGACTTACCATGGTCACCTATACTTACTATTATGGATCCTTTCGGATAATGGATTATGGGAAGAATCCCATCTGGACCGAATTCCAGAATCTTGTATGGCATAAATTCACACCAGATAATGATGATCAGTTAACCAATTCATTAGAGTTGAACGATCAAAGAATTGAATGACTTCACCACCCATAAGGTCCAGATCATTGATATTATAACGGCAAAATTTAACTGCTTGGTATATGGATTCTTGTTCGGTTTTTCTAATAAAATTCCTGACATCTGCAGTCGCAGTTTTAATATCAAGATCACTACCTTTGAATAATTTGAACCCATATCCGCCAGATGGACGTTTTGCCAGCAAAAATAATGTTCCTGTGCGATATCGCGGAAAATGAATTATCACCCACGAATCTTTCGTATAGACAATTGGAAGAATTCCCTTTTCATCCATTCTCAAGATTTGCATCCCATGTCTCATAATATAGTGATTCGAATCAAGAATATAAATAGATTTCGGATACCATGACTCAATTACCCACATTAAAATCAGAAACATTTACTCCTGATGGCGGTTTGGCATCCTGGATGTTGGATGCCGACCGCGGAAAAAAAGCATTAGCGAAAGCTAGAGCCCGCCGACATCTAATGGACTTCATTAAGTATACTTTTCCCGAATATGATGTAAATTGGCACCACGAAATCATATGCAAGTATTTGGAACGGTGGGCATTTGGTACTGGAAGATGGGCCATAAAACGACTCATGATTTTCGCGCCTCCGGGAAGTGGAAAAGCACTCGAAATAAATACTCCCATACCAGTGCCATCAGGATGGAAAACAATAAATGAATTAAATATCGGTGATGAAGTATTTGATGAAAATGGTCAAATATGCCACATCATAGCAAAAAGTCCTGTATGGAAAAATCGAGATATTTATAAAGTAAATGTCGATAGAAATCATGATGAAATCTTAGCAGATGGTAATCATATATGGAAAGTTCATTTATGGCATAACAAAGATTCTAGTTTGCATTTGACAAAAGATCTTTCGGGGAGAAAATCGCATATATTTTCCCATCATTCCGAGATTAACCACACTATAAGAGTAGAACCCGCTGGTAAAGGAAATACTGTATGCATTCAAGTGGATTCGCCATCCGGCATGTTTTTATGTGGCAAATCAATGATTCCTACTCATAATAGTGAGCTTGTCAGTAGAAGACTCCCGGCCTGGATTTTTGGCAGAAATCCTGATGTCGGCATTATGACAACATCCTATTCAGCTTCGCTTGCCCAAGATATGAACGTTGATGTGCAAAGAATCATAAATAGTGATTTATATAGTGAAATTTTTCCGGAAACCTTCTTATCAGGTAAGGGAAAAGGTTCAAAATCTAAAGATAGTTGGGCACAAAATAAGAATGTTTTTGAAATAGTTGGTCACAATGGTTATTATAAATGTGCCGGAGTCGGCGGTTCTATCACCGGAAAAAGATTCTTCTATGGAATAATAGATGATCCACTCAGGGGCCGAAAAGATGCCGAATCCGAAACTATCAGAAATGGCATATACAACTGGTATATAAATGATTTCTTCACCCGAAAATTAAATACCGATGCCAGAATTTTGATTACATTAACCCGATGGCATGAATATGATTTAGCCGGCAGACTGTTGGCAATGGCAAAGGCGGATCCTCGGGCAGAACAATGGACAGTCGTTAAGTTTCCTCTTATTGCTGAAGATCCAATAGAACCGTATGATATTAGGAAAATCGGCGACCCCTTATGGATAAACAGATATGGCACATCTGAAGAAATAGAATCAATTAAGATATCGGCTGGAACATATGTCTGGTCGAGCCTATATCAGCAGAGACCGACACCTCCAGGCGGATCTATATTCAACAGAGGATGGTGGGGAGATGTTACAGGATCCGAAGGCCGCAACCAATTCTACAATCAAGATCCTCAGGAAATTGGAAAACTTTGCCAACATTTGATTTTGTCAGCAGATTGTACATTAAAAGATACTGACGGTACTGATTTTGTAGTTGTTCAAATATGGGGAAAAGAATCTGGCGACTTCTATTTATTGGATCAGTCCAGAAAACGCCAAGACATTATTGGAACTATGCAAACTATCCAAACTTTGTCGGCGAAATGGCCAAGAGTAACTGCCAAACTTATCGAGGACACGGCAAATGGTCCGGCTGTCATAAAATTATTGAAGAAGGAAATCCCGGGTCTCATTCCAATACCCACCCGGGGCGAATCCAAAACATCCCGGGCGATTGCTGTAACTCCATTGATAGAATCCGGTAATGTTTGGTTACCGCATCCAAAATGGGCACCTTGGTTACATGATTTTCTTGAAGAGTTGGCATCATTTCCTAATGGAACTCACGACGATCAAGTGGATTGTTTGAGCCAGTCATTAAATTACTTAAATACAAGGACTAATTTCGTGTTACCTAAGTTGCCAAGTCGCCCGATTCGGATGCCCGGTGGTTGGACGGGATAATACTTTTTTCTGTTATGAAAGCCGACTTCAGCAATTTTTGGAAGTCAGTTGAAATTATCCTGCGGTCGTTTATGAACCATGTAACATCATCCGGAGATTTCAATACCATAAGTTTCATGTCGGGATTGTATCTCCATGTATATTGTATGAATTCTATTAAGTCAGTATAGTCGGAAGTAATCGGCCAATTCTTTTGCGATCCATACGGTCTCAAAATTCCCCATCGAAGAATTCCGTCATTATTTCGCAATAACATTCCTATATATTCATGAACCACCAAAACTATGCAATATTTCATCATATCGGGTTCAATTTTGCTTCGAATTTCGCTTGGATTGGTTACAAATATTGGCGACATTGTTATAACTTCCTTGGGATGGTATTTCGTTCCGTGATGAAACGACTCTTTACCATGGTTGCGAAGTTTCCCGGCGGTATCCTAAATTCATTTATGAACCATGCAACATCATCAGGATTCTGTAGTATATAAAATTTCGATGACCACGAGTCATTATTATGGACATGATATATGTATTCAATCAATTCATGTATTTTGTCCACAGGGTGATAGATGATTATTGGCCAATGCCAATAACGATGTCCTGATGGATATAAATATATGCCACTAAATCCAATATATTGATCATTTCTACACAAAAGACCGGGTTCCAATTTTACTTCAAATTATAGCATGACGCATATAGCATATTTTGACATGGTTTCAGAATCTATTTTTTCTCTGATTTCAGACATTGAATCTATGACGAACACCAATAACACTCCTTTCATGTATCCATTTGGATCTCATTTCTTGCACAAAATCAAAATTCATTATATTATGATCGGATATAAATTTTTCGACTTCATCCGGCGATTCAAAACTGGCAATTATACAGTATCTATCGTTGGTGTCGTTTGAAAATCCAACCGGGATTTCATCTCTGTCATGAATTGTTATCATTTAATCTTCCCACCATCTTCCGGGGCATCTGGCTTTCAATAATTTGCACAGATCCGACATTTCTTCTATCAAATAGAATTCGGACCTAGGATACGTTGCAGTTATTTCGGTTATGAATTCCCTAATATCTCGACTGCGCCATGACGGCAAAATTAATCCATTTTCACTAGTAGTAGGAATATCGCGAATTTCAACTCTATTATCACGGCTCACCATAATTAATTGTATCCATCTAGGAAAATTATTTTGATATATCATGGATACAATAAATTTTTCCTGTGCTCGCCTTATTGCATTATCTAATGATATCATATTGGTACTTATTATATTCCCATGTCGATTCGGACTGATCATTATTTCTTTCATGATTTCACCAAAGATGGTATGCTTTAAATAGATTATCGTTACCTAATATAATAGTGAGCACTTGCACTAATAGTACTTAATGTACCTGGATTACAACCAAGTTCATCTGATATCGATTTTTGTAACTTCCCGAGTCCATATGTATTCTGGGGATATGCATCCTGGACATCATGCGATCGGAAGAAATGAGTGGCATGTAATCTACCTTGCCGCAATTTATAGTCAGCAACTACTTGACATGGTTTATATAACTTGGTTTCTAGGTCTTTTTCCGGTATCCAGAGATAGATGGTAGCTTGTCTAGTATTAGGATAATTTTTTAGAAGTTCGATAACATGATAAACTTGCCGACCCATTCTTTCGCAATAATTATAGTCGAAACCTTTAAGATCATAACTGAAATTGCAAAGATCACTAGCATATTTTTCGAGCGCGGGCAAGTCCCAACCAGTACCTTCAATAGGATATCCTTCCAGAGGATATTGAATTTCAACACATAAATTCAATATTTCCCTGGTAAGTCCTTGATCAGAAACTATATTTGTTCCATAATTATTTATTAATGTCATTATGTTTTTCCATGCGATACTTGGATTTCTAGCTTTTATTTCATACATATTTATTATTCCTCACTAAATTGTGTCCATTTGGTGCCATCATGATATTCATATAATGAATTGAAGGATCTTGCGGTATAAAAATTTATGTCCCAACCATTATTTCTAATTACAGTTACTCTAAATGGATGAAAGGAAACGTTCGAAATGAATCCGCGCAGATATCCGCTGAACAGAAATCTTATAGATCGTCCTATTAATCTGGAAGTCATTTATATCACTTCCCATAAAGGTATCCATCCGGATTCTGTTATTATTCCTAATTTATGGTCGTGAATGAACGGCCAAACATGCGCCGACATTCCATCAGGGAACGTTATTTCTAACGAATATATATCACTTTCTGGACAAACATCCAATAGGTAATCGGCCATTTTATGTATGGTATTGACTTCCGATATAAATCCTAATATTCCGGCAAGTCCATATCCATTTCTGTTGCCAGTTCCTATCATTTTTCCCAATAAATTCATAATAATCATTCCATTTATATAGTAATTGTAACATAATAATACATTTCTGGAATGTCGGTCCATCGATTGCCGTCATGGAATTCTAGACCAGAATTAAATTCATGTAATAATTCCCATCCATCTTTCCCAAATCTATCTTTTGCTACCAGTTTATTCGGAACCATATTCCCAGTCTTGCGAGAAAAATCTGGTCCCACTTCCGTGATGAAACCATAAATTCTATGGTCGGATTTAAATCGAATCAATTTTCCTAATAATAATTTCCTTAGGGTCATATTTCATCATATCCAAATCTATAGTACATTGTCATTCCTGCAAAATTGGTAATATAATAATAGCGCCCTGGTATTTTTTTCCATTTATTGCCACTATGATATTCAAAATTCATATTAAAATCATGTGCATATATAGAAGAAAATAATCCAGTACGATAAATAAAGGTCACTATTATGCGCGTACCAGAAGTAGTAATTGGATCAGACAATCGAATTCCTGTTATGAAACCACATTCATTTCTAGTGCCAACATGTCGTATAGTCTTGCCTATCAGAACAGTTTTTATTTCTTCTAATGTGGTCATATCGACTTCCACCTTCCGTTGTGAAAAATTAGAAAACATTGTCGGAAAAGATCATAATCTATAGTATTCTGGGTTCCGTAGGGATTTGAATAAGTCACCGACCTATACAACTGACATGAAATATTTTTTCGACTAAACGGGATATATGGCATTGGTTTACTTGGTTCTACGTCAATTATAAATCCAGCATAATATCCAAATCTCCGATGTTTTATCATTTCTCCGGCATACTGGGATTTTCTTTTTAGAAATCTATTTGGCGACATGTTTATTTTCCGGGAACTAAAACGGCCGGAACTTTGTCCGATTCTGATTCTTGCGGAATTTTGCGTTCGTTGCCCCAACTTACCCAGTATTTGATTTCCTTTTGATCCGAAATGGTTTTCCGGGCTTTGACGTCCAGGAAATCGGTTACATCACTTGGTGATAATCCTGCCAAGTCGGACAACTCTACTTCGAATTCAGCACTTTTGCTAACGGATATTTTGATTTTCATGAATTTTCCTCCTTATGGTAGTCTAAATGATTTCCCGATTAGCATCTTTCGGTATTCATCACATGTCAGTGTCATGTTGGCTCCTCATCGAAGAGAAAGGAACCTGATTTTTTGGTTCCTTGTTCTCCGGTGTTGGTTGTGCAAATTCATATCATTGAATGGAGGTATATAAAGGTTTTGATAAACATCAAGAATCGGACTTTGAAAATATGATGGTCTATATCACGAATCACTATCGGACGCCTCCCTTATAGGGATATAGTAAATCTTTCTATCCCCTCTATTAAAAAATTTTTTTGTATTCTGATTTATCTACTATATTACTATATATTAATTCTCCTAATTCTCTTTCTTCTCTATATCTTCTATATCTTCTTTATATTATATCTATATCCTTTTCTTTCTAAAGAAAAGAAAGAAAATAATAATAATAATAATAAGGGTAGCGATTTTAATTGTATACAATAAAAATATAATATAGTATTTTATAATTACAGATCTATTTTTGACCATCCTGTTTCCGAATGAATTGAATAATTATAATTGAATGTATCGATACTTATGGCGATACGGTCTCCATCAGTATATGATATAAATACTTGATATTGTCGAAGACACCGGATTTTCTTGTGAGTAAATGGATCTATCGATATAGGGACATATGATATAATTTTTTCGACGAATCCGATTTTATTGTTATTGGCATTTTTGAATACTTTTCCATGATATTTATCCGGATTCAAATTTTCACCACCAATTCTATTACTGGATTAAATGCGATAGATCAGATCACTCTTAAGATCACTTGGTACGGCCAAAGTAAGAAAACATGGATCCGCACCATATAGGTTACCATCCCGTCGGATGATTCTAATGTATGTTTCTCCATCACTTGCCACATATGTACAGTTTGTCAATATTGCTATAAAATGCCGTCTTGAATGACATACCAATTTTCCGGTATTGGCTGGAAGTAAGCATTCATTCATCGTCATAATTGTATTTTTCACCTATTCCAGTCTCCGTTATCTCGTTTGAAATATGCATACACATCACATGCGGGAAATGTCATAATTTGTCCATTTTTTCTCATTATTTTTACGTCGTATCCATCTTTCGGTCTTTTTCTGAATGGTTCCTCTATTATGAATCCCGCTGGTTTGGTTTGGAACACTCTAGAAAAATGTCCAATATATACAGCAGTACCTTTTGTTAGGAGAGAATATTGCTTATGTTTATTTCCAAATTTCATATTGATAACCCCAGCATTTGTTTTGTCGGTATTGCACTTTTTGGTACATTATATATAAATCCATCCCGAGTTACTAAACAATAGTTTCCATTTCTTATGTCTAGAATACCATCCGGTCGATTGTCGGGATTCCTTGAGTATACCATAATTGACATCCCTGGACGCAATTCAGTGATATCATCCGGTATCATGTGATCGTATGGAAATGTCATCGCTTTCTAGCAAGATATTCTGATATTTAAATCATTTGGCAACGTCAACTACCCAGGGCTAAAGCCCAGGGTTTCCGCTACCCCTGCACCCCGAGGTTTTCATGAATTCCAAATCGTAAAATTGTACATATGGAGTATATTTGATTAACGCAATATAAATAATTCCAGGTAATTCGATTATGGCAAGCAATAATTCTAAAAATAAGGGCCGGAAAAATAAGGCAGTAATAAGTCCTTCGATTGGTGGAAATACTAAAAAAGCGGGATCAATAGGATCTCCTTTCCCATCTGTGACTACGGCATTTAGCGGACGCCGATTGGACATAAGATTACTTGAACAAACGGCACGGGCTCCACCGATTGCTAGATCACTATGGCAATTGCAATTAATTGCATTCCCGTGGTTCGATTTCAAGATAATTCCGCCCAATGATGAAGAAATAGATGAAGATGAAAATAAAGAATTATTGAAAAAACTGGAAGAATTGGACCGTCGTATTCAGACATCTGTTTTATGTGCCCAAGCAATGTATGATGTTATCACGTATGGAAGTGCCATCTTTGAAATTACCTGGAAAAATGACGAAGATGGATACCTTTCACCAGATATCGTTCAGAGATTGCCGGCACAATCTTTTAATTTGGCGCCACCTGGAGCCAGCGGAAACAGAACCAAATTTGTAACCGGAAATATATTAAAAGGAATTATATACAATAAGGAAAATAAATGTTATGAATACTGGCAAAATCAAGACTTATATGGAACTTCGGGACTTCCTGTCCAAATTCCTAACGAACAAATTATTCACATCAAAGATGCCAGATCTTCATATATTGATGGAGAACCTTACCTTGCTGGCATCACTTCGACAATTGCACAGTTGGAATTTGTCAGAAAGAGGGTCATGCAGACCGTCACACGAATTGGAAGTCCTAAACAAATAGCAACAGTCGGAATTCCGCCGGCTTACTTAAAAGCCCTGGAACAAGATGGTGTTCAAGTTCCGGTTACTTCGGCGGTACCTGGAGCCGGATCAACACCAGCCGATCTTTATTTGACAGACTTATGGGAAATGGCCCGAGTTTTGGTCGAGAATCAAAGTTCTGACATTGCTGTAGCGGTTCCTGAAGGTATCAAACTTGAGTGGGAACGACCATCCATTCCTTTCAATCCAACCGAAATTGACCAGTATTTAATAAAGGAAGCCATCTATCATATATTCCCACGGGATATTTTGGATGTCGCTGCTCAAGCTATTTCTACTACTTCTAGTCCTTTGTTGGAACTCCTTAAAATGATGGTACAAGGTTGGCAGTCTCTTTGTAGTATCAAGTTTGAAAATGACTTGTGGAATAAATTCTTGAAACTGAATGGTTATGAAGGTTACAGGATCGAAATGGATTGGACATCTCTTATTCCGCCAGATCAACAAAGAATTGAAACTCTTGCCTTACAGAAATTTAATTCTCATGTCATTACGGCCAATGAATGTCGTGTTGAAATGGGATTGCCTCCACTGGATCCAGCACCTTGGATGGAAAATCTGACGGAACGCGAAATTCTGGAAAAGGAAATAACGATATGGCGAGGCGCACCGCAACAACAAGGCGGATTTGGCGGCATGCCAGGTATGGGAATGTTCGGATCCGGCGAAGAAGAAACAATGCCCGAAGAAGGTATGGAAGAAGAAATTCCAGAAGAAGAATACACTGATACCGAATCCGAAGCCGACGACCTATTGGCACAATTAGAAGCCGAAGGTTACTTCAGTGAGGAATGAACTGATATGTACTGGATCGGAAAGCCTGGGCAAATGTATGGAATGAAACTTAATGCCAATTGCTCAAAGGAAGAAAAGAATGGAGAAGGTCCGGGTAGTTGCGGAGGTAAAGTACCTGAAAAGAATCCAGACAACGGAAAACAATTTTTGGGAATGTCTAAAATCGAGAAAGATCGCGGAGAACGATTAGACCTACCCAACTATACAAAAGGTCCTTGGTTAACTGCTCTTGGCGAAACTAAATTGCCTCCCGATGATAAAGGTTATTATTATCATGCAACAACATCGGATAGACTCGATTCGATTATTGATATTGGCATCAAAGCAGGCATATCAAAACCAAATTTTCCTAGCGAAATAAACAAGCACATGGATGAAGTATTTTTATCGAAACGATTAAATGATATTCCTGGAGAACCATACGGAGCAGAATACTGGAGCCGAATGATATTTAGATCAAATAAAAATAAACCAATTATATTGCGAGTCAAAGAATCTTCTTTAAAAAATGTTAAAAAATATGGAAATGAATATGAATATAGAACTAAAGATTCGATTTCTTCCGATAATTTGGAAATATTAAAATATGGAAGATGGATTCCATTAACCGATATCAAATCAAAACTTCATCAGAAATTAAATTATATCTGCCCGGATAGTGAAAAATCCGGGGAAGGCAAGGGATCTTGCGGTGGCGGGAAATCGGATAAAAAAGATTCTGGTAAATCTAGCAAAACAGATACACCAAAGACATCCAATGATATTAATGCTTTTAAATTTACTTCAGATGCAGAAGATGATATAGAAGAAGACATTGACGATGAAGAATCCCAAAAGCAGAATATGACTTTCCCGGGATTTACCACCAGTAAGGATCTTGATGCCCAATTGGAATCTATTCTGAAGAGTATTGAACCCGATGTCATGAAAGCAATTAAAAAATTAAATTTAAATAAAAATATAAAACAAAATTCAAAATATTTGGATGATGTTGCCGATTTCATGAAATTAAATTATAATTGTCCAGATAGTGAAAAAGTAGGATCTGGCCCGGGATCGTGCGGTGGTAGCCAGTCTGCGCGTCCCAACAATGATAATTCCATAGAAAATATTCTAAAACATGGTGTGCCATTTAAAGATTTCAAAGGTAAGTTATTTGACTTGCCAAATATAAACACATCTATAAAAGATCGGATAAAAACAAAAATACTTGATCAGTCGAAGCTTGCAAAGTCTATGAAAGTTGAATATTTTTGGCAAGTTTCTGAACGAAATCTTCCAGAAGGTATGCAAATGGCACAAATGTTCGGTGTATTAGGGATATCACCAAACGGAATTAATTCGATATTAGACAACCATAATAGTACCAAATGGAAGCCCGGAGACAATGCGAAAACTCGTCCATATAATGTAACAGATTTCTTTCCAAAAGATAAAATTGTGGACATTATCATGGACCATGAATTCGGACACCTAATTTATGAAAGCATGCTTCCTTTGAAACAAGAAACGATTAATAGATTGTTTAAAGAAATTGTTAAAAAGAAGCAAACTGGTTCCAGTGTAATATCATCTCCGACTCGTCGTGGCGACTCAAATCCACAAGAATGGATAGCAGATAGTTATGCATGTCATGTCAATGGAAGAGATGATTTAGTCAATAATAATTTGTTGATGATATTCAAAGATATAGAAAAGAATGATGTGAAAAATGCAATGTTTTGATAATAAAAAATCAAATGTATAAAAAATAGTATTATTCCCACAATAATTCAATTTCCCGGGAAACTCGAATAGCTTCTCGCATATCGACTAAATGGGTCCGAAGATATTTCATAAGGTCTTCGGACTTCTGCCATTTGATTCGATCCTCGATATTGCTCAAGTTCAAGACAGGTTTCAAGATTTTCACCTCCCCGCTTATCATATATAATCATTATAGTATTTATACTTTATTGGAACCATTTGCATTTTATACACAGGTCGTGAATTATGCCGCTTGCCCAAAAATTAACTAAGAAAAAGGCCAAAAAAAAGTTGCCGATCCAAGGTCCAGACATCAACAGAAAAGGCCATAATACCGCCGTAGCCGGAGGTTCTGGCAAAGCTGGAACACTTATTACCCCCAAGATTGATGTCACTAAAATAACGAAGGATAAAGAATTTCAGGAACAATTATATTCTTTGATTGATGACATTGAAATCACCGAAGATGATGTTCCCGATGAGATGTTAGAAGACTGGTATGATTTACAAGATGAGTTGAAGCCGGTCCTTATCGAAAAGAATTGGCTACTTTGGGCTACTCTTTTTTCAGCGGTTGTTTTGCCTGGAATTGTTCAAGGTACCAGATCTGAACCTACTGTTAAGCAACCGGCTGTAATCATCAAGGGCAAACAACAGGAACCTATTCCGCCGCTGGAACCCCGCCAAATAGTGAATTATAGCCAGGAATATTTTAAAGAGCATGGTCTGGAACTCTGCAAATCACTTACCGAGACTGACTTGACTCGATTGAAGGGTGACTTAGTTCAAAATTGGAATAAGGGCGAAGATGCTTTCGCAAAGGCATTTAAAGAATCTTATCCCGTCAGCAAACAACGCCTTGAATTGATTTACCGATCGGAAAGACATATGGCAGAATATCATGGTGTCATGAAGAGAGCAGAAAGAGCCGGTCATACTCGAAAGATGTGGCGGGCCGTAGGTGATGAGCGTACGTGCAGTGAATGCATGGATTATGATCTAGAGATTGTTCCAATTGATGAACCTTTTTCTAATGGCATGATGACGGCAAATGCCCACCCGGGATGTCGATGCAGCATGGTTACCTTAACAGACGAAGAGTATGATGAAATGCCCGATGAACAATTCTCCGATGAAAATCTTCCAGACAATGATGAAGAATGGGACGAAGAAATGAAACAAGATGCCGCCCTGTTAGATGATGTAGCACAATTTATGAAATTGAATTATAAGTGCGAATTTAATGGCACCGATAATACATGTCCCGGGAGTAGTTCTAAGTCAGAAAATATAAAAGTCGATAGTATACATCGCGATAATCCCGGTGGAGATTGGTTAAGAAACGAAAGAGCATACGCCAAAGAGAAATTCGACAAGAGTGGTAATGCTCATGGCGGATCAGTTACCGCAACTTTTGAAGGCCGATTGCCAGTTAAAATGCTAGCCAATCTTCCCGGGAAAAATAATGAACATACCAATACAAATATTCTTCATGATTACAAAGCAGAACCCATCCGGGAATCCATAAAAAACGAAGGTGTCAAAGAAGCTGTCATGGTATGGGTAGGTTTCGATGGAACATCAGTTATAGCTGAAGGCAATCACAGAGTAGCATTAGCTAATGAATTCGGACAAAAGGATATTCCCGTTGATATTAGGTATTTTGCTGGTGGAGAACTTGCCGAATCTGATTTTAAGTTGACAAAATTCGAAGAAGAGACACCACAAAAATATAAAGATATGGAAAATATAATGTCGGAACCTTTGCCAACTAAATCTGAACCCGCTTCAATACCGGTTGTAGATGAAGATGTACTGACCAAATATAAAGAAAAATTAGGACGAAAAAAGCGACTCGCAACCTTAAAAGCCAAATATGGACTCAAAACAGAATTGGAATTTAATGAATCTTATCTTTCAGAAGTTTCTGATTTCATGAAACTTAATTATAATTGCCCCAAAGAAGAGAAGTCGGGCGAAGGTCCTGGTAGTTGTGGTGGAAATACAAAATCAGAATCCAATAATTCTAGTAATAAAAAAATCTCTATTATAAATCCATCTGAATCACAATTAATTATAAAAGGAACTCGATTGCCAACTGATACAGAAAAAAATATAGTATCTGAAATATCGAAAACAATACCACCCGAAATGATGAAATGGGCCGGAGACCTTGACATACGAAATTCTGGTTTGGAAGTCGTTGTAACCTCACCTGAATATGAAGCGAGTCCCAACCACGGCTGGACTTCTCATGCGATGGTAAACCGAATATTTTTACAAGACAATGTATTTAAAAGTATAGATAAAATAAAGGCGATAGGCGAAGGAACCATCAAGCATGAAATGATTCATGCGTTAGTTGGCAGTAAGATAGATTCTTATATCCCGGGTGGTGGCAGATCAGTACTTGCGAAAGAAGGCATTCGCATGCCTATACATGCGTATGATTCTGATCATAATGGCGGCTCGATAGACGAATTTTATACAATGGTCATGGAAAATTATAGAGGCAACGGCGAGTTCAATGATGAAGAATTATCCAAGATAGAAGTTGAAAAAGAACTCGGCAAAGGCAAATGGGGTGATTACCTGCATTCCGATAGATGGACACCCGCCGAGATAGAAAAGGTAAAATCTGTTGTTTTGAAGTGGACTAATGATGAAAATATGCTAAATACCTTTTTGTCAAAAGAACGCAAACTAAAGCAATGGGAAGACGAAGATGCAGCATTGCAAAATTCTGCGTATCTGAATGATGCCGTTGATTTTATAAAAATGAATTATAACTGCCCCGATAGCGAAAAAACAGGCAGCGGGCCTGGTAGTTGCGGCGGAAAGCAAGAATCTGAACCAAAAGAACCCCGTTGGAAAACTTCATCTTATATAATGAATTCGATAGATCCACAATTGGATCTTCATTTGCCTGATAAGACCGCCGAAATGATATTCAAACAAGGAACTAAATTCAATCCGAATATGCGGGGAGAATTGGAATATCATGGTACTGGAATCGGGTTGACCAAACGAATGGGAGATAGTCCTAATGTCTGGTATAATAAAGTAGAACATGAAAAATTTGCCAATGATGAAGGTATTTATACTGAAGCACTTCATGAAATAGGACACTCACTTCTTTTGCCATACTTCAAGGGAGATGAACTCAAAAAATTAGATATTTGGAAAGATAATTCTCCTAAGGAATTTTTCGATGATCTTAAAAAATCTGGCACGGATTCCATGAAAGGATTGGGAATCAATATGACAGACGAAGATGAAGCATTCGCTGATTTGTTTGCTAGATATATAAGTCCTAGGACAAATTTGAAATTAAAGGCAGCACTTCCTGACGTCTACTCCAAGATGGAATCAATGTTCGGAAAATCCGATTATGATATTGATATGCCAGAACCAGTTATGAATGCTTTCAAAAAATTTGCATCCAAGGGTTGGAATCTAAAGTCAGCGGATCTAAAAGAATTAGGAATTACTGAGAAACAAGTAGAAGAAATTAGTGATCTTATTGAACCTCAACATAATAAGGGACAAACTTTCATTGCAAGTCCGGAATGGGGAAATTATCAATCCCGAATGCAAAAAATAAAAGAATATTTTGTCAAACCATCCGATAGCATGGTAGCTAGAAGACAGACCGAAAAAACAGTCGCAGAAACCAACCATAATTTGATGAAACTTGGTATATCAGATAGCGAAAAGAAGTCGTTGTTCTCTTTAAAGACTGACTTATATTCTGATGTTAGATCTTATCTAACAGATCCTAATTCTAGATTAAAGGATCCTGAATATATCAAAGAAAATTCGGAATACTTAGATCATATAAAGAATATTGTGCAGCAAGTAGATTCGACTTTAGACAAGAGTGAATTAACCGGAGATATTACAACATATCGATATGTTAGGTCTGGATATGCCGATCAAGTTTTAAAACCAAATATTGGAAAATCAGTATTAAATAAGAATTATATTTATACTACTATTACTGAAAATATTGCAAAAGAAGCTGCCGGCGGTCAAGGTGCCTACATGACTCTTGAAGTTCCAAAAGGAGTCAAAGGCATTGATATGGATTCTTTCACGACTGGTGATATGTTAGAAAATGAAGTCATGCTGGAACGAAACCTGATCATGAATATCAAAGAACATAAAGTTCTTGACAATGGTATGGATTGGTTTAAGGTCAGCATAGAAAAACCATCCCAAAAGCATAATCAATTATCCGAGGTTGCTGACTTCCTACAAAAGCTTAACTATAATTGCAAAGACGAGGAAAAATCAGGATCTGGACCAGGAAGTTGTTCACATGGAATCACTAAAAAAGATGATCCTAAAGTCAAATTAACAAGCCTTGAAAAACAATTGACTGATATCAATTCACAAATATTGAAAACATATGATACCATCCGTGATTATGATAAATCCAAATACACATGGGAAGAATGGATAAAGACTTCTGAATTTAATGAAGAATCGACTCGGCAAAAAGATCTCTATAAAAAACAACATGAAATTAAAGTAGAGAAAGCAATACTAACATTTGTACCACCCAAAGGTCCTCAACGACAGAAATTCGAAAACCTAGTTAATATATCAGAAAGTGCCATTAAATCAATCCCGGATGGCGAAAAAGGTATATCATATTATATTGCTGGCAGTACTGATATTACTCATGAATTATTAAGACGCCCTGACATGCCCCGGGAAATTTTGCCGAAAGAAAAAATCGAAGAATTCAAGAAACAAAATGACTTAGATGGTACCAGATGGCACGGGCCTACTCATAATGCAATTGCACGACTCGACAAAATAATGGCTGGATCGAAATTGCAAGAAGACATGACCCTATATACTGGAATTAGCAAAAATTTTTGGGATTCCTTGCCCAAAGATATTGGTTCGGAATTCGAAAATCTTACTTTCATAAGCACAACAATAGATCCGAAAATTGCAAAAGGATTTGCTGCCTTGCGAAAGAAGCACCATAATGAAGGTTATGGTAAGCAAAAAATGGCATATTATATTGAGATTGTAGCAAAGGCGGGAACATCGGGTATAGCTACCGAAAAAGCTGCGATTCGACAGAATCCGCTCGGGACTTGGATAGTGGGCGAAGGCGGAAAACAAGGTGGTGGCGGATCCCAGCAAGAAATCATATTGAACAGAAAACAAAGGTACAGAATTGTAGGTGGCATAGAATCAGATGGAAAAACATTTCAAAAGATTAGAGTGGAGACAATATAAATGACTAAATTCATTGAAGATGGTAATCGATTCATGATGTCGGATCCTTCTGCTATTAAAATACTGCCAACAAAAAAGGATATCGATGAATACCTATCGGAAGTTGCCGAATTTATGAGCAGGAATGATGTATGAACAAAAAATTGCGAACAATTTTTATAATTATATTAATTTTTTTAGTAATAATTATAATGGTTAATAAAGATACTAATCGTCACCTAGTTTATGGAATAATAACCGAAAAATACACCTGGAATGGAGATTATAGATTTACAATAACTCATTATGATCATGACATCTCCGTTCATGAAGTTCCCAAGCCGGTTTTTGATTCCTATGATATCAACGATAGGGTGTTCTTTATGATACGAGGAAATCAATTTCGGTATGCATCACCTTGGATGTAACCGACCATAATCTATTTATAGTTTCCAGGACCATTATATATTGGTGAGATAAGTATGGCTTATAGGAAGCAAGGGAAGGTTGAATATGAGTGTCTGGAATGCGGCAAGAAATTCAAGAGATCAAACCCACCCGAAGAATGTCCGTCGTGCGGTGGCTCTGATTTGGAAGTGGCTTAAATGAAATCCCTTTTTGAACGCCGAGAAAAAGCAGCATCCGAAGAAGTCAGAACCGAAATTACTAGTATCATATCTGACATTATGGAAGACATCAAAGAATATGCCAAGCGAACTGCGGATCCATTGACTCCAGAACTCGGCAAAGAAAGCGATATGAAACTTAATTTGCTAGCTAAAATAATCGGTTTGGAATCCGATGAAGATTGGGCTCCAGTCGCACAGATATATCAGGAAAACTTGCCAAGCCGCGGTAGGAAGGAATCTAATTGATTACCATAGACACTGAACGTGGAATAACCATACTTTGGATAATTGGATTTTCTTTTCTAGCTTCTTATATTTTTAATATTATTTAAACTTTGTTTTCATTTTCTTTCCTGGACCGAAATCTATAAATAAGTTACGTGCCTATTATATCTTGGTGAACCAAGATATGAAGAGATCTGAAATCAAGGCCAAAATCGAAGAATGTTTCGCAGATGCTATGACCTTTCACAAGGACGGAACTATAACCGCAAAATGGGGATATTTCTATCGGCATGACAAAACTCCCGAAGGATATGCCGAAAAGATCAAGGAAGCCTTTCCCGGGGCAACCATAATAGAAACCGGCGATCATTGGCATGCTTTTGTTGGTGGAGCAAAATCTGGAAGTGCTCAAGACTCCTACATGTGGGTCAGATTCAAAGTCTAAATTCTTTTTTTACTATTCAGCATCCAGCGATGACTTGACTGCAATATAGTATTTTTTTCTACTCCCATTATGATTTCTAATTTCATTCATTGATTTTTTCTTCTCTATACTATATATCTCTTCTCTTCTATCTTCTTTTTCTCTATATCAATCTATATTATCATATTTTCTTCTCTTTTAAAAGAAAAGAAAAGAATAAATAATAATAATAATAAGGATACCGATTTTTATTTTATAAAATATTTATATAAAAGTAATTCTTATATATATAGTAGATTTGATTGTGTTAGACCACAATCTATATATAGATATCATAATCATTGTTTCATGATGAAAAAAGAAATGGCTGCATTGCATCCCGTTCATTCTTTTGCTTGGATGCGCCGTGATCTAGTAAGAAATTATCAATATAATCCAGAACATATAATGATGATGGATAACCAAGATTTAATAAATGAATATTACAAGATAACCGAAGGATTTTAAATGACAGAAGATAAAATAATTTCACATTGTTCGATATGCGATGCCCCGATTTTACTGAAAAATAAGAAAGCTAAAAGAACATGCTATCATTCAGATCAGGATGATGTCGCACATAGGTTGGGCCTGAAGTAGAAAGATTTAAATAGATTGAAATTGGTTAGAAATGTGCCCAACCCCAAAAGGGAGAGAAAGGAACCCCATGGTTCTTTTCTTTCCTAACAATTACCATGAATAGGAAATAATTATGACCGAAATATGTGTTGATCTAACCGAAGTTGATACGGAAATACGGTGCGTTGGTCCTGGAGATCTCATCGAACTGCCCCCGAAGCAGCGGGAAGCTGTCCATGATAGTATACTTTGGCTTGCGGGATTGCAGGAACAAGAATCTGAACCGACAAAACCGATGATAGAAGAAACTCTTGAAGTGCTCCGGGGCATGCTGAAGGAGGCTGAAGGGAAATGCCTGAATTGACAGAGATAGAATCGGCCCGCCGAGAAGTAAGGGAACTGCCAACGGGGTCGTACATGAAAAAGATGGCCATTGAACATCTTAGAAAATTGGTAGAAGAGGCGAAGCGGGAATGAGCGACATAATAACAAGGTGCGAGCGGCATGGCATAGTAAACAGAGAGCCTACTCCGATGTCGATAACTTATGTGGGGAGTTATAACCCAGGACAGATGCGATATTGTCCATATTGTGGAAAGCGAACGACCATTGAATGGCCTGAAGAAGAGTCATTTTCTACTAAAATCAAAGCATATATGGACAACAGTGATAACAAAGATGAGTTTCTGCCGCCTTGGGAAGAATGAATGACCCTCATCGAGCGCGTTGCGGGAACGTGAGCAGAGTTGATATGGAGATGCGACATTGAATTATTATCTTGATACCGAATTCATAGAAAACGGCAATAAGTCACCTATCCAACTTTTGAGTATTGGAATTGTGGCTGAAGATGGTCGTGAATTCTATGCTGTCGTTGATAAGAAGGATGTCGATTTTTCACATGTAACTCCTTGGATAAACGAACATGTAATTCCTCTTATTGATTATACCAATACCATGCGACTAGAAGAAATTAAGTCCGCACTGATTGAATTTATGCAACCACCTATATCCATTTGGGGCTATTATTGTGATTATGACTGGGTAGCATTCTGTGGAATATTTGGCAAAATGATTGACTTGCCTGATGAATTTCCCAAATTTTGCATGGATATAAAGCAGTTGGCTATTATGTTGGGAAATCCGACTATGCCGATTTCCCGGGATTTAATTGAACATCATGCACTTGGGGATGCCCGACAAATAAAATTCCGGCATGATTGGTTAATGGAACGAATGAAATGCTCTTGTAATGGCTGGGGACGAAAAGGAAATCAGATCAATTGTGGAAATAGGCGATAAATTTGCATGATATAAGTATTGAAAAATATCCAGATTTTGATTTATATTATTTATGTATAGATTCAGTACCTTTTGTATTCAACAAAAATGATTTTAAAGATTTTATTAAAAATCTAGGAATATTATATGACACTAGTTGGAATTTTTGGCAGTCATTATTTTATTGACCGGTATGGACTTGCTTATAAATTTATCGAATTAAAGGGCGGTCCTGATAAAAATAATCCATTCTTTCCAATTATATATTGTGTTATAGATAATACTAGTCATATAGCTATTATGGTATGGTATTTAAAATATATAATAGGAATCAATATTTAAAAATAAAAAAATATTTTTTTATTTTTCTTTGGTAATACCTTTTTCATTTTGGTTTCCCCTGAACGGTTCTTTCGTAGTCTTCAAATCGAATTTTGGCAATATGTGATCGGTCTGGTGTTCTGATTACTATGCCTTCAGCCCGGCCCGAAATATCCAGGCCGGCATTGGTACCGTTTGGCAGAATTCGATGTAACCAATCATAAGTGTCTTTTAAGCCGGTAGGGACATCAAAGATCCCGAGTCTTGGGGTCAAATCAAATTTCATGGTTTCCAATTCTTCCTCAGATAGGAATTTATGTCCGCCATTTTCTTTCCATATATGGATTTGTTCTAATGTTAGGTCGAACAAATTTTGGAAGTCTGGAATTTTTGCTACATCGAACAATCTATGGCCTGTCTTTCTTTCTGATGTGTAATTTTTGCTATTTCGGGTGACATTTCCACCATATACTTCGAAATAATATACCATCACATCATTTGATGGAACTAGAGTTTCGGCAACTGGTTTCAATTCGTCTATGATGCCGAGTTGAGGATTGCCGATTAGATCTCCTTTTGCGTACAGTAATTCTTCCCGGCTACCAATTATGTAGAAACCATCCGGATAGAGAATTATTCGGGCGTTGACTCCATCGATTTTTTCTGTCGCAATTACTGGAGAATTGAACTTGATTTGGACTTCATCAAGTAGCCGGCCTCTTTCTCCCAACATATGATATGTCAATATGCTGGGATACTTGGTAATTGAATTGATTTTGATGAGATCACTTTTCAAATTCATATTATCACCGATCTTCAATATATAATGATTTTCATTGGTTTTTTACATGTTGGGCATGTCTTAAGTGGCCTTTCTAATATATCTCCACAATTCGAACATTTATATCTTTTGACTTCGATCCAAGTATCCGCCGGGAAATGAAAATCTCCATTCCGGAAGAAGTCGCTATCCTTGCGTCTTTCCAAAGATATCACCTACTGGATAAGATTCATTTATGTAACGTGCCATACCTCGATGACCTTCAAGGACTGGAGCATCATCCGGGAATTTCAGGCGGAGTATTATGGGCCGTCCGGTCTGTTTGCTGAATCGTTCTGCATCCTGAATTGTCGACCATGCTCGAACTGGTCCTTTGATGAATCCAAATTTCTTATATCGCATTAGTTTGGTGGCCCCGCAAACATGATACACTATCATGAATTATTCCTCATGGTCACCGGAAATCATCATACTGGTATATTTTCTTCTAGCAATGACAATCAATTGATGCAGTTCAGCCATGGACATTTTATCGACCAATTCTTCCATTTCTGGTTTTGCATGTTTTCGTCCCTTGTATGGAAATGACCACGTTATATGTTTGGTGCCGGGCGGTAATCTGGTCGCATCAATTTCATAGCCGGATTTTGTTTTCCTTATTTCGATGGGCGTCTTTTCGGTATAAATGTCATCAGATACCAGATATGCCATTACTTCATCAGGAACCATGATGCCGGCATTGTTACATGCATTGCGAACCGAAATCATAGACATCCATTTTTTGGGTTCGGGATGAATTGCAAAGGCAGAAATCTGGTTGACTGGTTCAGCTAGCCATTTCGCTACGACGAGAGCCGACCGATTTCCAGGAGATGGAATTACCATATGTCCAGTAAATTTCTTGTGTAATTCTTCATTGCTCGACATGCTATCACCAATGATCTTATATGCGATTGTTGTATATATAGGTATCGTAGAAAGCATTAAATACTTTGGCGTTCATGCATGAATTTGTGATGGCATGAAAAACTCGGGCAAGACCTCAGGACCGCCGCGAAATAAAAGGGTAGGAGAATAAGCGGCCAATTTGTTTCTAAAAAAAAAATAAAAAAAAATATTTTAATTGATTTATTTTTAAATATTTCTTATTTCAATTCCCATACTATTTGCGATTGATTTTGATATGTCTATAGGAATTCCATGGACTTCGTATAAATTGATTATTTCTGAATATGGTATGAAATTTGGATATTTTGAATGCAATCGGGAAATATGCCTAGGACCTGATTTAATAATCCGGTCATATTTTTTTTCCTCTGATGATATTATATCGGAAATTTGGGACATTTTTGTTCTCCAATCAGAATAATCAAGTTTTGATATTTCGTCTCTGCTCCAGAAGAATTTGCCGCATTTCTCGCACTTCTTACGCTGGAATCCCTCATCCACGAAGAAGTCCAATCTATATTCATCTTTAGAGAAATTCATTAAAATGAAAATAGAAAAGAATGTATATAAAGGTTTCGGAAAAGAAGTAAGGAATAAATTTTTGCCCCTTTCACGAAAAAGGAAAGAGGATTGAAGAATCCCCTTTTCATTTCCCGTGTTTTGTGTGGGCAAATTCTATGGAATGTTACTAGTATATAAACCTTTTGGTCGGAGGAAGAAAATGATTCATTATGATAAAGAAAATAATTAAAAGTATTATTATGTTTTGTTCGAGTGTCATCATATGTCTATAATTTCCGATATTCCATATATGGTGACTTCTTCATGATTAATATTTCGGCACCATATCAAATTGTCGCCAGGGGCTGTTCCGAGATATGTTACTAAACAATTTGGTCGTCGGAATCTTGATATTTTTGCATTGATTATATTTGATATTTTCGGATTAAGTTCCAATTTAGTTTTGAAACAATCTCCTTCTTTGAATCGATTTAATGGTTTCATAATATCAAGACATGATTAGAAGTATTTAAAGATTTCTAAACATTGGTTCAAAATCGTAAAATTTGATTGATATCGTTTATTTGATTGAAATAAAAATTATGTAACGTGGTGTAAAATATGATAGATTTAGGTATTGATTTGGAAACGGCAGGGCTTGTTTTATCTGCTGTCATTGCTCTAATAATGAGCTTAAAAAATAATATGGTATTGAATGGCAGAGCCAAGACTGTCGAAATAGTGACCGAATTGGTTGGTGTCATGCCGGATGTTTCTGCTTTATTGAAGAAGTCCGTTGAAGCGCAAGCTGATGATAAGATCACTGCCGATGAATTGGCTGGCATTGTTGATGAAGCTAAGAAAATCGAAGCTCATATCATTGCTATTAAGAATAAATTAGTAACTGTTTAAAATAGAAGGAAAATCTAATATGTGGATATTTACAGATAAGAAAGGTTGGGAATATAAACCATATGATCAAGTAGAAAAAAAGATCGAAGAGAAGTCGGAACCAGTTGTTAAGAAAACAAGATCCCGAAAAAAGAAAGAATAGATGCGATTCATCGATTATGATTGGAGTCAGTCACTGAATGATTGGACTGTAGATGAATTGGAAAGATTGATTTCCATATGTATGCAATTAATATCTTTAAAAAGATCATCTGGAAATCGTAAAATTTGCAGTCCTTTATTAGATTGATTATATTTATTTGAATGGAGTGATTATTATACCTTCGGAGAATTTCCACGCTGCCAGAGTTTCGGATCCTTCCAATTATAAGAAGATAGTTAGTACGGATTTGGGAGATGGCATAACTTTGTTATCGGGGGTGACTGACGAAAAAGATGAATCAAAGACAGAACCCCAAAGTTATCATTTTTCCGCCGATAAATGGAAAGCGAAGGATGTTAAGAAGTGGCTTAAAGATCATGATGTTAAGCCAATCGAGTTATCTATGGCTACTAAGCCGAAAGATGATGAACAAAAAGAAAATTCTTCTATTGTTAGCAGGACTGGGTTTGTGGTAGAAGAGCAGAATCCCATTGATAGATTTCCCGAAAAGACTTTTGGTAATGTCAGGCAGGACGAAATTCCAGAACTTGTTAATAGAGCCGAACATGTTGAAATAGATAATGTAGAAATTCTGGAACCTGAAATAGACGATGTAGTAGAAGATGTCGAAATTAATCCAATAGAAGAATCATTAAAAGAATCGGATTCTGAATTTCCGAATTTTACTGTCGATAAAGCCAGGACTAAATTAATTCAATGGGCCACTAAAGAAGATGGATCAATAAATAAAAAACCGTTGCTGAAATGGTTCCTTGATATTGACGGCGGAAGTGCGCAAACTCTAGATTCTTATAGATATCCAACTGGTTATGTAATAGATGATCAACCACAGTATTGCAGATTATCGTTGGATAAAAGTTGGGATTTGGCGGCTGGAAAAGAAACCGGTATTGCAAATAGAAATATTCAGAAAAAGATTATATTTATAAAAAATCGGGAAGGCATTCCGCTGACAGAGGAACAATTTGATTTCACAGAACGCCATATGTCATCGGAGAAAGTTGACTACCATGTATT